GATTTTCGTAATATAATTTCGGAACAGGGATTCGTACCGAAATCTCTTTCACTATCTCTTCTACCATTTCTTGAAGCTTGTTTTTGACTTGCGGCTCTACTGAAGATTCCTCGTTCTCCACTTTTTGATTCATAAAGACTGCTCCATTCATCTAGAAATAATTCAAATTCAGGTTTTCCTGTATAACAAGCACTATTATTTGCAAGGCCACGTTGTGACTCAGTTTTAAACCACTCGCCATGTTTAGCTTTGCGAATAGCATCATCAGATAAATCAGATAAACTAATTAAAGCTGATCGTCTGACTCCTCCGACAACGACGACTTGAGCAATTTTACAGCAGAGATCGTGGCATTCAAGGGGCGTAAGTTTTCGTCCAGCCGCTCCCGTAAATAATCTAACTGTAAATTTGAAGAGGTCGATAAGAGGTTCTGGGCCACTTGCTCTACCTCCAAAAGTTTTGAGCGCGGAACCCGCAGGTCGAACTCTAGTTGTATCCCATTCTGGTATTTGACCTGAATACAACAACGATACCAACTCCCGATACGATTTCGCCCATCCAACTTTTGAATCCGGTACGTGTATGACTGTATCTGTTGCATGAAAATCCTCTGCGATCTCTGGAAGTTTAGAAACGTATTGTTTTTCTACACTGTAACCAACACCTGTACCACACATAAGAACATACATCATTTCATCAAAGCAACGTGGGCTATCAATAGCAAGATAACTACAATTAAAGCCTGCCATGTTGTCACGATCTAAAGCTTCACCAGCAGTCATCAAAGCCCTCATAGATGGCATGACTTCAAGAGCGTGGATAGCTTTAAATATTTCTACACGCTCATCATCATTGAGCTTGTCACCCCAATATTTAATGTAGCGGGCTACTGTTTCTTTCCATGTTTCTCGACGCTCCTCACTTGGAAGGTATCGTGCGTAACGACTTTTGTGTATGTATTCTTGATAGGCGTCCAATGATATTACTCCTTTCTTTGGTGGTATATTTTGACCAGTTTGTTATTTCGTTTAGGCTCCTTCCACATCCAATGCACACCCCATCCCTAAGCGTACATATTTTTGTGCAAGGCGATTTCATTCTAACTCTTGCACATCATTCAAATCATTTACATTTAGTTTATATTTATTTCTTTTCTTTATTGGCTTATATTTGTCGTCTACTTTTTCTTCGTATTTTTTTCTTTTATGACGACTAAACTTTTCTAGTCGCTCACGCTTACGATCATTCATCATCACTCAAGCTCTCACGCTTTGAAGCATCTATCCAAGAGGAAGGAATACTATCTTCAGAAAACCATCTGAAACCTTTTGAAGAAGCCCACTCAGAGTGGTTACGTCTTGTACCATCCTTACGGCGCTTTGCTTGTGGCATAGGAGCATTGGGATCTGCAAATAAAAACACTAGCTCTATATCTTCTGGCAAAGCTTTAGCAATCCACACATACTTATTATATTCTTGATGATCCCAGAAGCGACCTTTAGCTTCAAGATATATTTTCTTACCCTCTACTGTGCGGATAAAATCTGGATGATAAGTATGCTCGACAATATATTCTGCCTTTTCAGAATGGATCTTCCAATCATTAAGGATGCCTGAGTGTAGCTCATACTCCCAATTAGAATCATATCCACGAACAGGGGCTTTATCGACAGGGCGTTTAACACGCGCCTTCCTATAACCTTTTTTTATTTTTGGTTTCAATGTAGTGTTGGTATCCCTTCAAAGTGTAAACGTAATACAGTATACAACTCAAATAAAAGCTCTTCGTCTATTGTTTCTTCATCTGCTAATTGTTTGGCGCAGAAAAAAATCAAAGCTTCTATTGTTAATACTTTCATTTTAGATCATCGGCAGTGTAGCTGTCAATAGGGCGTGAAGGGTTTTGGTTATATAAATGTTTAAGTTTATTTCTTGTCCACTTTTCTGTAAAAGATGAAGTATGAAACTGCTTATCATGAAAGTAGTAGGAAGTCTGATTAAGATATTGTCTGTAATTTTCTGAGTTGATTTTGTCTGCTTCTTCTTTAGGCATAATACTATGTAGCCACTGAACAGATATGACCTTAACCTGACGATTAATTTTTTTCATTGTCTTTTGGTTCATGTTATTTCCTCTACACGAGGGGCAACCTCAACATGAGTAAAGTAGGTAGGGCCGTTAGCATACTTAAATACCCTCAGACCTGTACCATTGTTGGAATCTTTGTGGCATTCAAACTTATAAGCGCAGTAATTACAGTTACGGTTTAATTTCATATTACCTTTCTTGCCATCCGGTACTGACTCATAGCACCGTGGAGGAGGCGTAGCCAGCTTCAAGGCTTTCTTTACAGTTTGTATTTGTTGGTTGATAGCAGGCTTGTCAAGCTCTTCTGGGCGATAAAGACATAGCTCCCCGCTCTCTTTGTTAATAACAAGGAAGCCACCTTCAGAAGACTTCTCAGCCTCCTCATAGCCTGCAAGCTGTGACATATATCCGAAAGGATCGTCTTCAGCTAGGCGACCCTCACGGAATTTATTAAATGCAAACTTAGATGCAGTCTTTACATCAACCACTTCACCATCAATCTTACAATCAATGTGGCCTTTAATACCTTTGACTGTAATTTCTTTTTGCTCGTCAGTGACATTGTGTCCTGCGGCACGAACAAGCATCAAAAGAATTTCTTCTAGGATGTGACCGTAAAGAAACTTTATCTGTAAAGATGGATGAGGTGTTGTGCTTTCTGCGGGTATATTCTGCTCATACCAAAGCTGTCTGGCAGGCCGACCAACATTAGACATACGCAGAGAGAACTCTGAGTTTCTTTCTGATGGTCTAGCCCAAGCCAGAAGGGAATCTTTGATACGTGATGCGGTCATGTCCAGATCTTCATCTGATAAATTAAATGCTTCCCCTTCAAATAACTTACCAAGCTGTCCATATATATCGTCAACTAATGTGTCAAGTTTCATTTTCTATGCCTTACGAATCGACACTTACGTGTACGTGAATTGTAGTGTAGGTACTGCACACCAAGTTCTTTTTGAAGTGGAGTCTTTGCGGATAGCCTGCCGTCTTTATAAGACTTAACATCTATCAAAGCGACATCACCCTCTGGGGTTAGGGCAACAATATCTACCGGCCCTGTACAGCCACAGTTCTTGAACACATGATAGCCATTGTCCCACAACCATGTAACGGCATAGTGTTCTGCTAGGTCACCGACTCTGTTAGGCTCGTGCTGTACTTTCATTTTTCTCTTCCTTGTATTTATGGTGTCTTATAACTCTCGACCCATCTCGTTTATCCCCAGCATAAAAGATAAGTCCTAGTTTTGCCAACTCATTAGGTCTAGATGTTATAGAGCTAGGAGATATCTCAGGAAACCTTTTTGTCATATCTCTTATTGTAATCCCTCGCGCTCCTGCCTCTTCAATTAGGTCTAGAACAAACGCCCTAGTTTTTGCTAAGGGTGTTGAATAAGCGGCTTCCTTACTTGTGTTTGGATCATTTTTTCTATGCAGTTTGTGTGGGCTTAGATCATCAAAAATATTAAGCTGTTTCATATCAGTGTGTTTCACTCCAGTTATCTCCTATCTTGTATTCACCATCAAGAGGACAAAACAATTCTAGTCCTACACCCGCTTGCTTTATTGCATCAACCCCCAGTTGTCCTGTTGAATCAGCCACAGATTCTTTTACTTCTAACTGCCATTCGTCATGTACGTTGCAGACAAAGTGGGCATCCAATGTATTGAGTCTAATTAGCTGATTAAGATTTACCATTGCCTGCTTCATGACGATAGCTCCTGCGCTTTGAAGCAGTGTGTTCAGTGCGGCGTGTTCAGAACGAACATATAGCTTACGCCCATCTAGTCCTTTGAGGAAACCTTTTGAAGCCGCTCGTCCAACTGCGTCTTTAAGATGTTTAAATGCAGGGAGATTATCGAAGAAACGCTTTCTAAGTTTCGCACCATCACGCTTGTTTCCTCCAACCACACTGCCAAG